TGGGTGGATGTATGTCCCCTGAAATGCTGCTTTTGACCGTCCTGGGTGGGATAAATATCCTTCTTCTTCTGGTGATCGCCTACTTAGGAGGTCGCTCAATCGAGATTGCTGTGGAAGAGTTAGATTCACGCCTGGCTGAAGCTCTGCAGAGCCTCGTCACTGAGTTCACTCAAGGCGGTTTTGAAGGCATTGAACCCCCTAATCCAATACAGATCGCCATTAGCCAATTGATTGGAGCATGGGCAGACCAACAGAAGCAAATTATACCTGCCCAGGTCTTACCAAGGGAAGATAACGGTCAATTCAAGTCAGAAAAGGTTGATTAGCGAGTTTTTCCAGTTTTTTCCTCATGCCGCCGCGCCGAAAGAAGTCAAAACGCCGAAGAGGACCGAAAACATTCAGTCTGTATAATGCAGCCGTCTCATATCTGAATCTCTCAATTCTAACAGAGGGGATTATGGGAACTTCGCCCGTAGGCGTAGTGACAGGAGCCACAGATATTGGTTATAAGACCGTATCAGATAGCCGTCTAGGAACTACCTCAATGACCCTCACTGGTGCTACTGAAATATCTCTTGGAGACATCTTGAATCAGCCTGGATTAGCAGCAAACCAAATGATGGCAAACGCTCAGAGTAATATGATTCCAATGGCAATTAGCGCAATAACCCTCAATGCAGGTGCGAAGATCTTCCGCAGGGTCATGAGACAACCATTCAACAAAGCAAATGCCCTAATCAGGCCCCTAGCTCTTGGAGTGAGGTTGTGATTTTATGGCAACCAACACAGTTAACGGAATTCTAGTTTGTTCGGATGGAACAAACATTCCACTAAAGGCAGAACTCGCAGAGGGTACGGAGTCCGATCTAACGACCGACACCACCTATACAGTCAGCGCACAGAACATAGGCGACTATGGAATGGGCAAGACAATCACCAGTGGTCTAGTGACTTGTGATGCCGGAGTAGCATATGCTTACATCTTGAGGCAGGGTCTAGTGGCTGCAATCGTTCCGGTCGCTTGCAAAGGTATCTCTTCTCCAACTCCGGCCCTTTGCGCCCCCTTCACCTTGCAGGCCGGGGACAAACTCCGATGCATGAACAACACCGCCTCCGACAGAGAAGGCGCTCTATGCTACTACACCGCTCAGGGCGTTTCCAGAATCGCAGTAGTCACCCCATCTGGTGCAGCAACTAACGAACTTGTAGATCTTCAGACCTCGAACTCAATTGGAGATACCGTCCAGGGACAAACAATTGTCAAGGCTTTCTTCACTTCTGTTGATGGTGCAAAGATAGAGACGCCAGGAGCTGTAGTTGTGGACGCACTTGGAAATGTAGTCGGTTCTGTTTCAGCAACCGATCCGTCAAAGTTCCAAGTAGGATTCAACGATTGCCGAATTCCAGTCAATCTAAACTTCAAGGCTCAATACTTGACAAATGCTTGAGGTGACTGGATGCCGAAGATGACTAAGGCACAGGCTCGAAAAAGAATGAAGGAAGTGTGGAGCAAAATCAACCGGGTCGCATTAGCCCAACTCGAACATTTACCTAGGACTACTGCCACAGATTTAACCGCTATTGGCAAGATCCTGGACAAATGGGAAAGAGCATTGAAGTGATATGGTATGCCGCTTCCAGATGCGCCCTCGAACTCGCCTCGCGTGTATAAACTGCTAAAGAATCTCACACTGGAGAATCTCGCAGGCGATGATGACGAAATGATACTAACTGGGAATCCAATATCTATTGAAATGCTCAATGAGGACGAACTGAGGAGGCTAATCTTAGTTCAATTAGCTCGCCTCAGTGTAAAATCAGAGTGGAACGGACTTCTTGGGTGATCTAATGCCGCTACCAGATGCAGACAAGAAGTCGCCCAGGGTATACACGAACCTTCAGAATCTAGATCTAGACAATGTCACATTCGCAAATATCCAGTCGACAGGCAATCCAATATCTGTAGAAGAGATGAATGAGGACGAGATGAGACGTCTTGTCCTGGTCAACCTAGCTCGATTAGTGACTGCAGGGGAGTGGACTGGACTCCTAGAAGCCGGTGGAAGTGAGTTTAATGTAGAGCTGGGAAGGTCGGACTCGATTAACGCCACCTATGATATTGACAGCATCGGCCAAGCTCCGCCTTGGGGGGTGAATAAAGTCGACTCACAATTAGTTAGAAATGATCCTCAATGGTTTCCGTTTATCGCTCCTAAAACTGGGACTTTAGACGCAATAGTGATTGATGTGACATCTGCTGCTGGATCAACATGCAATATTCTGGTCGGCATTTACTCTGACAACGAAGGACTTCCTAACGCGCAACTTGGATCAGATGCTTCATTCGACGCAACCACTACAGGACAGAAAACCCAAACGAGCATAGGCACTATTTCGCTTACTAGGGGAACGCAATACTGGTATGCGGTTGTTAGAGATCAGAATGTTAGCACCTCGATGAAAGCGATTGACATCACCGTACCATATGTCGGGCCTACCAATTCTGTTTCAAGCGTCTTTCAAGGATATGAGCAAACTTCCGGTTCAGATAATGCCCTTCCTGCTACGGTGACCGCGACATCACTAACCCCGTCTCCGTATCTACGATTTTCATTGGGGTTGAAGTCATGAAGCCTAGTGCAACTGATACGATTTATCGCGGTTCAGAAATTATCGAAGTTAGAACGATTACCTATACAATGGATCAATTGCGAGTCCTTCGCAATCAGGCTTTAGCCGATTCGGATTGGAGAGCTATGAAGGATAGAACTCTTCCAACTGCTTGGAAGGAATACCGTCAGGCTCTCAGGGATCTCCCTGCTAATTATCCAGACCCATCGGATGCAGTAGACAATTGGCCTGAAATTCCAGAGTGATTAGATGACAAAGCGCAAACCCGAGAAGGTCATTGAATACAGAATCAGCCTTCAGGACAAAGAGAGAGAACTGCTTGAACACTTGGTCTATGTAGAAGGTACAGCCAAAGCATTCAACAAATTTACTGAACCATTCGTTGAAATTCTGAAAGACATCAGCGCTCTAACTGTAATCTTTTCAGCATTAGCGGGGATTCTCGGTTGGAAGTTTGTTCTCGGACCCGGTATAGACACAGTAGGAGATCTGATTCAGGATTTTCAGGGGCAATATGACGGCTGGAAAGAATCGTTGGACGAGACCCAGCAGCAAGCCACGTCAGCGACCGAAATAATGTTGGGTACCTTACCAGGGGTCGGCCCAATCTTCAAACTCCTCTTTAGGTGATTAATTGGCTCCAAAGATTCCTGAATTTGACCCAAATACCCCTGCTTTGAGGCAAACTTTGCCCATCTTTTTGGCCTTTATTTTGGGCTATTTGGCCGGTTCTGGGGAATTGTCGCAATTTCTCTAATTCTGTGCCTTGATCGGTGATGACCGTTTGAAGCACAGCAATGTTCCTCAGTAGATCGTCATAACTTGGTTCATCTCCCTTCTTAGCGAAATACCACTCAATAGCATCGGACACCTTGCGAGATTTCCCGCCCATCCTTCTGGGGTGGGTAATCCCTTGAACAATTTTGGAGGCTGCGGGGGTTAATCGAAATGAATGGGTAGCTCCTGTTATCGGTCTTTCTTTCATAGCCAATCCTCCAAAGTTTGACGCCTATGTCTTTGACTCCGCTTACAGTGATCCCAGATTTCTTGACTCAACTCAAACGGAATATGTGATCTCTCTCTCTGACTCAAGCTCTCTGTCCCAGTTGGACTCCCTCTAGGACTAGCCTCATGGCAATCGTCACCATTACGGCAGGTCGGGCGAGGTTGCCATGTCAAAGGAAACCCCCCCCAGAGATCGGTTGGTTTCATTCTAAAATCTCCGTATTGGCAATATGTCACAGTATCTCGATGATACTGTTTCATCCAAGGCATGAACCGGAGTAGCCCGACGGGGTTTTCAATTACAAAATAAACTGGATTTAATTCTTCAATTAGTTTGCAAGTGTGTTTGTGTCTTTCAATCATTTCCAATGCCTTAGGTGATTTTGGCACATGAACCCCCCTAATCAAATCAAAATGATTAGCACCCAGAGCTGCAACTGAAAAAACGCTACAATCAGGACTGGCCCAGACTATGAAAGGACGCTTGCCATCACATAGCTCTAGCAATTGTTCAGATGTGACATTCAAAATGTCGTCACATATAGTAGGGTTAAATTTTGATTCAATATCAACCGTTATGATCTCAATTCCGTCCCTACGGGCGGCCTCTAATCCAGTGGAGTCACCCGACCACAATTCAATTCCGTAAATCAATCAATACCACTCCGGGTCTTCTGTGGCCTTGTTCAGGCGTCTGGCTGAGTCAGTGGCGTGTAAGTCCTCAACCTTGGCCTCAAGTTCACGGAGTCGTTCGAGGATTCGCCATTGATTACGCGCTAATGTTTCAACAGTTTGTCTCGCAAATGAGTCAATGCATTCGTTGTTAGGGTCGGGTGATGGGTCGGTGTCGTCTTTTTCTCCCATAATACACCGGAAGAGGGGACTGGGTATAATATTACCTGAGAAATGTATTACAGTACCTTCACTTTTATTCACTTTTATTCACTTTCACTATTACAACCCCGTTTTATCTGTTCAAGCTCTCCGTTCTCCGTAGTCTATCAAGATGCCGGGTCAGGGGGGGGAAATCCCCCCTTCCCCGGTAGGTTGATGGGCCGTAGGCGGGTGGTGGGTGGATGTATGTCCCCTGAAATGCTGCTTTTGACCGTCCTGGGTGGGATAAATATCCTTCTTCTTCTG